CTAACGCTAACCCGGCGAATCCTAGGAGACAAGCGTCCCTAGGTGAAGTTGGAAGTGGCGTGAAGCCTGATTCGCCTCCACTTTGGAATGCACTTGTTCCAAGGTGGAGTCGCCGGATTAGGTTAGCGAACCTTGCTGGTTGACAGGTTTCCAATGCGGAAGCCTTTACGACCTACACTGGTATACCAATGGGGAGAAGCAACGGGTTACGAAGCCGCTGTCATCAACAGTGCTGAAGAACCCCTTGTTATCGTCAGGGGCATGCCCGTGAGTCAAGCAAGGTGACCTTGAGAGGCATCTCGGTCAAACCTAGGTTGGTAACCTAGAGCCTAAATAACCATCTCATGGCCGTGGGTCATCATCACTTTGACGGACCGCTCCTACCCAGCCCCGTCATAAATGGCTAACCACGGCATGACGTATTTACCTTCTCCATGGAACGTAAGAACAAAATGCTACGAATAATCGAGCAGCTAGTCTCGAAAATCCTAGCACTTTATTTCTCAAGTAACATGTATTCCACCGTAATAGAGATGTACTTCTCGCGCTTAGACAAACTAATGTCCGAGCGGGGAGTCGCGTTTACCGTCAAATACGTGAAAAGCTCACGTAATTGCGTTATGCGCGTGCTCTCCGGTCGTCCGTTAGAGTCTTGTGAAGGAGTAGCGTTGAGAGAGGGCTGGCCGGAGTGGCTAGCCCCTTTCCGCTACCTGATCGAGTCCAAAGACGGTATCCGCGTTCTCATGACGATGCTCATCGCCTTGAGGGGCGTAATACTGCCTCCGAATCTCGATCTGACACCAATCGTTTCACCATGGAATGGAGCTCTTCCCGAAATCTCGGAAAAGCACCATAAACATGTGTGCAGAGGATTGGGGATCCGACACAAGTCCGTCGAGTGGAGTAAGCCTCATATGTCTACAAAGAGAGGGCCGCTAGGGCAAGCTTTGTTGACCTCTGTTTCCGAGCTTACCTTAATCCCCCAAGAGCTACTAGACGCTATTGTTCTAGTAGGGGGGCCTAAGCTGAGCAAGGTTATAGAGGGCCTCAAGGCTCCCATAGCGGGTTCTCCCTACTCTATTGTAGATGTATGGAGCAAACTCTACCCGCCGAAGACTAAGTCGCTGAGAAGGATATCCTATTTCAGCGATAAGGAGGGTAAGACACGTGTGATTGCGATTCTGGACTATTGGTCGCAGACCTGTTTGAGACCCCTTCATGATGCCTTAAACGGCATTCTGAAGAGGATCCCTCAAGACTGCACCTTTGCCCAGAGCCACTTTCTCACGTGCTTGCCTCCCAAAGGTCCATACTACAGCATTGACCTTTCCAACGCTACCGATCGTATGCCTTTAGCTCTCCAGCTTAAGGTTGTACGAGAGGTAATTGGGAAGGTTCGTGCTGATGCGTGGGCCCATATTCTGACAGGGTACGAATATACGCTCTCAGGGATGGCGCGTACAGCGAAATACGCTTGCGGCCAGCCCATGGGAGCTTATTCGTCGTGGTGCGCAATGGCTTTGACTCATCATTACCTAGTTCGCTTAGCTGCGGTTCGTGTGGGAATCCCCCACTTCCGTGACTACGCTCTGCTAGGTGATGATCTTGTCATCGCCAATGCAGCCGTTGCAACCGAATACCGAGCTCTGTTACAAACTCTTGATATGCCCGTATCTGAGGAGAAGACGCATGTGTCTGACGACACGTACGAATTCGCCAAAAGATGGGTGCATAAAGGGAGTGAAATAACAGGGTTCGGTGTTTCGGGTCTCCGGGCAGTTTGGAAGAAGTACTCTCTCCTCCATAACTACCTAGAGACGCAACAGCACCACGGTTGGTGTCTGCCTACCTGCAAGCACCCGGACCTGGTCTCAACCATTTACAGGATTTATGGGCGGCCGCAACACTGCGACCGTGTCATAAAACTGTATATGGTGTTCCACTCGTTGCAGAAATGCAAAGTGACGGAGGATTACGGGCCACTACTGGAAACAGTAGCTACCTGGTTCCCCGGTCACCTTTCCGCTTCCCTGTTAGATGGGCTTAAGTGCTCATCTAGACTCAGTAAGTGCGCGAGACGCGTACTCTCTGAGGCGAAGCGAAAACTTGTAGAACGAGACCTCGCGAAATTCCAGAATGATACCTTCGTCATCCATAAACGGCTTGATGAAGATGTCAAACGGGAATTCCGGGACTTGCCTGGTCAAGCATACCGCGCCGCTCTTAGAGAGTTTCATCCTTTGGTCATGGTACTGAACAGAACCATCGACGCTAGCATAGATTACCTGATTAGTAATTCTATGTTCGCGCCGGGGCCTGAGACGGATTATACCGTACTCAGTCTGTCTAAATATCATGTCTCAAAGGGTGTATTCTCTATGAGAGCCTCGCACTCCATTACCTTGGCTCAGAGTATGGTCGTCAAGTCGATTCTTGATGTTCTGAAATCTCAGGACATTTCGAAGTCGAATTGGGAAGATACATCCTTGCTTGGGAAATAAAGTTGCGGGTCCAGGAAGGGCCTCCACTGTAACTGAACCTCTCGGCGCCCTTTTAATCAAGGGTCGCGTCGTTAAGGCAAACAGAATCGGTGGGGGTCCACCCAATTAAGAAGACTCTAACAGAGATTTCGTAGTCTCTGGTAGATTGGCTCGGCCGCTGAAAAGGCGTCACCGTGCCCTCTTAGTTGGGGGGCTTCTGGACTCGG